CTTGAAGATACAAAAGATGGCAAAGAGTTAACTGAAGAACAAAAAGATGTTGTCGTAGCAGCACTTATAGAAAACCTAGCACCAGGAGAATCAATTTCAGCAGCACAAGTACAGGCATCTGGAGTTTCATATGCAGACCTTCCACCAGAAACACCTATTGAACTTAGAACTTCTGAATCTGGCGAGGTATTGGTAATTACAGCAGAAGTAGCAGCAAATATAGAGTTAGTTCAAGATCCAGGAGCATTATTAGAAGCAGTCTTTACTGATCCTGGTGCAGCCCTAGCAGCCCTTGGAAGTATTGGTGCAGATATGACTGAAGGCGAAAGAGAAGAAGCAACAGATATGGTTGTGGCAACAGTTGTGGCAACAGGAGCAGCGATTAACGCAGCAGCAGTTGCAGCAGGAGGAGCAACAGGTGGAAGCACAGGTGGAGGAAGTTCTGGTGGAGGCTCAGGAAGCAATTCACCAGGTTCAAGAGGAGGAAGAAAATGGTAAGAGTAATAAAGAATATAATGAAGGACCTAGTAGATCAGGCATGGACTCTTCTTGGAATGTTTATTGCCTGGGTGGTTTTGGACGGTAGTGCAAAGACTATTGTGGGTTATGGAATCATAGCCACTACCGCATTATGGATATTAACTAGTCCTGCTAGAAATAAAGAAGAGTAGTATAATACAAATTATGAAGAAAATATCATCAGTGGTATCAGTCATAGGCTTATCTATGTTTCTAACTTCATGCGGTATGCTAGAAAATAGATATCGTTATGACTGCCACGATCCTGAAAACTGGTATAATAAAGAGTGTACTGTTCCAGTTTGCTTAGCAGATGGACTATGCAGTAAAGATATACTTGGTTTTGATCCTTCGGAGGGTGGCGTAAATGAGTAGAAAAAGATATACATCAGATGAATTAGATGCACGATTAAAGTTTTTTCTTGGCATGACATTAGGAACAATCCTTTTGTTTACGACTATGGGCATCCTATATGCCCTTGTTTTTGTAACACAACCAATAGGTGAGCAGTCAGAAAATGATAAGATGTTTTTTAATGTTTTGTCATCCGTAGCAACATTTATTACTGGCACACTGGCTGGTATCTTAATTGGTAAAAATGGTGGGGGTACAGATAACTCACAGCCTATTCAGACATCTACACCTGATGTAACAGTAGATGATCTTAATGATTTTAATGATTTTATTGAATAAATAACACCTTGCTTGACACTATTTAGAGTAGATGCTATACTTAAACATACGCATCTAGAGGGGTTTCTGCATGACTTGTATCGCTGTAGTAAAGCAAGAAGACAAAATATATATGGCTGGTGACCGTGGGGCATCAGATGATGGAACCATCCTTGCTTTAGATGCTCCAAAAGTTTGGAAGATCGGTCCATACCTAATTGGCTACGCTGGTGCAATGGACGGAGAAAGAATTCGCTATAACTTTAAGCCAACACCGCCAAACATTAAAGATACTGATAAGTTTATGCAGACAAGGTTTGTAAAAGAACTACGTGAATTCTATAATGAATTTTGGGTTGATACTTCTAAAGACGGAGATCTTGGTTTGATAATTGCGGTTCGTGGAGAAATTTATGAGCATAGTTCTGGAGATATGTCTTTGTCTAAATACACACTACCATATCTAGCAATGGGATCAGGAGCAGAATATGCATATGGGGTTTTATATGCAACAGATAAACAAAAAAATGCAAGAAATCGTGTAGTTTCAGCGGTATCCGCTGCAATTAAGTTTAGCCCCTCATGTATGGGTCCAGTTGATGTGGTGAGTATTTGACATGATAATTAATCAAGATGATGGTTTGTCTGTTCCAGAAAAAACAATTGCAGTTTTCCCAACAGTCTCAAGAGATAAAGAAACATATTTTGATATGAAAAAACTTTCATTGTTTTTAAAACCACTAAACACAACACATGAAAGATATTGGTTTACTCCACATTTTTATAAATGTCTTCCACTTTCAATTGGCAATATGCAAGGATTTGTTTTTAGTTTACCATACTCATTCAAGGTTGCTTGGAATGGCGGTGACAGAAGAGAAGATGTTCAAGTTTGGTATGGTGAAGATGTAGAACAATATAAAGAGAAACTGTTTATACACGCAGTCTCTGAATTTGGATCTGGAATTCTAACAATTCATTTTCCAGTTACATTAAAAACTCCACCAGGAGTTAACTTAATGACAATCGCTCCACCAAACTTTCCAGTTCCTGGAATGAGTCCTATGACAGGCGTTGTAGAGTCTGATAATCTTAGATTTACATTCACTCTTAATTTAAAAATAGATTTAGTTGACACATTAATAGAAATAGAGGCAAATGCGCCATTGGCTGGAATAATTCCTATACCAAGATATTTTTGTGATTCTTTTGAGTTAAAAAGTGCATATGATATATTTGATAAAGAGATAATTGATGAAGAAATTGATACAGGTCATCAACACGATTTAGACCGTAGCATACACAATCACCAACACTTAGGTCCTGATAAAAAATATTTTATGGGATATGATTATTTTGGTAATAAATTTAAAGATCATCAACTTCCTAAAAAAAAGAAGTTGACAGATTAGGTTTAGATGGTGTAAACTAGTAATATGATAAACGAAGAAAACCATTTAGAGTTTCGTATCTGGTTAGAAAACGGAATTGAGCGGGGATGGGTAACTGAACCGTTTTGCAGTACTCATGAGGGTGATCCCTATATGACAGAGGAAGAGATGGAAGAGTGGGACCAAGGCGGCGACCCATGTCAAGTAGTAATCAAAGTAATAGAATAGGAATAAAATGAAAAAGATAGTGGTATTAGCAGTAGCAATTCTTGGACTTTTTGTAGTTCAACCAGTTCAAGCAACAGAGACAAGCACAATCGCAATTATTGATACAGCAATTGATTCTTCTAAGAATACAAATGTTGTATACGAAGTATGTTTTACTTTAAAGACTTGTCCAAACGGAACTTCTTTTCAAGAAGGTAAAGGCTCCGCAATGGTTAGCGACTGGAAGGTAAAAGGAGTTGAACACGGATTCAATGTTTCCCAAGCAGCAGTACTAGCAAATCCTTCAGTAAAGATTGTCTTTATTCGTATCTCAGACATCAATGTTTATTCTAAGTTTAGTGCAATGCACAATGACGGAAGATCGTTGGCACTAGCAATTGATTGGGTATCAAAGAATTCTGCAAAGTTTAATATTAAAGCAGTATCAATTAGTCAGTCAAGAAGCAACTTTGCTGCTGGTACATGCCCAAAGGACTCAGTGTTTGAATCAGCGGTAAGCAACCTAAACTTGCAAAATGTTGCAACTTTTGTCGCTACAGGAAATGACTCAAAGAAAAACATGATTGGGTTTCCTTCATGCGTTCCTGGTGTAATTGCTGTTGGTGCTCTAAGACCAACAAGCGGAACTAAGCCATTCCCAGCATCATCTTATACAGATTTTGCTACGTATACAAATGTTGGTCCAGGCCTTGATGTTGTTGCTAAAGGTGATGCAGATATTAAGTCACTTGGTGGCTGGAATATTACTATTACTGGAACATCAGTTGCCACCCCAATTGCAGCATCGCTTGCTGTAGCAAGGAATAGTTCATTGACGTGGGATGCCTTTATTGCAGGGCTACCAAAGTCAGCAAACTATCCATACATTTCAAATTAGTGTATAATAGGTAGTGCACTTGCCAAATATGGGGGTGCACTACTTATTCGCTTGAAAGGGGAATAAAAATGGTAACACAGTTCGCAATGGATCTATTCAATGATCCTTTTTTTATTGGCTTTAACAGAGAGTTAGGCCGTCTTAATACAGCACACAAAACAAATACAACGTCTTATCCTCCATATGATCTTTTTAAACTAGATGAAGATACATATAGAATTTCTTTGGCTATTGCTGGATTTTCTAAGGATGATATTGATGTATCAGTAGACAACGGAACCTTAATTATTAAGGGAGAAATTGTTGAAGTGGTAGATGCTGAAGTAGTTCACAAGGGAATTGCAAGCCGTAAGTTTACGAGATCATTTGCACTTGGGGAATATATGGAAGTAACTGGGGCTGAAATCAAGGACGGTATGCTACATATTAATGTAGACCGTATCGTTCCTGAAGAAAAGAAACCCAAATCAATTAAAATCAAGTAATATAATGTAGGTAGTCCCTACACAGGACCTTAGAGATGGTTTAGTTACCCAACTATATGAGACCGTGGCTTAAGTGCCTGGAATGCCTGTGTAGGGCTTTACATTTAGGTGTATAATTAAGATCTATGTCAGATAAAGAATTGGCAGTTTTTAATAAACAGCAATTCAAGCAGCGTCTGAAAGAAATTAAGGAGGCTAGTGGGTGTGTTGACTGCGGAGAATGTAATCACATAGTTTTAGATTTTGATCATCTTCACAATAAAAAATATAATATTTCTAGGATGATTCACGATGGATTTTCCTGGGCAGCAATAAAAAAAGAAATAGCAAAATGTGAAGTAGTATGTGCAAACTGTCATAGGATAAGAACTCATAACAGATTGACAAGCAAGACTGCTTAATGCTATAATTGAAACACTAACTTTAGGAGGTTATATATGGCTGTCAAAGGCTCATTAGAAGCAATCATAGAGGTTGCAAAGAAAGAACTAGGGACAATTGAAGGTCCAAAAGATAATGAAACAAAGTACGGCAAGTGGACTGGTGCTAACTTCCAGCCATGGTGTCAGTCATTCGTTTCGTGGTGTGCATTTACATCAGGATTAAATCCAAATAAATATCCTAAGACTGCTTCAACAGTAGCAGCAGCAGATTGGTTCAAGAAAAATAATCGCTGGGCAGATGCTCGTAACGATGATCCAACTCCAGGAGACTGGATCTTCTTTGATTTTCCAGATGACGGTGTAAATCGTATTTCTCATGTTGGTCTTTGCATTAAGAACAACAAAGATGGAACTATTCAGGTTATTGAAGGAAACACATCAGGAACTTCAAAGGGAGACCAGAGAAATGGCGGAATGTGTGTAGAAAAAACTCGTGCTTATGTAAAGAACAAAAAAGGCATTTTGAACGCAGTTGTAGGTTGGGGTCGTCCAGTTTATACTGGAGAAGAAACCCTTGCATTGCTTTCTAAGGGTGGTGAAGTTGCAGCACCAGCATCCGCTGCCAAGCCAGTAGCCAATAAGCCTGCAGTTTTTAAGCCAATTACAACTGGGGCTAGTGGGTCTGGCGTAAAAACTATTCAGGCACTTCTTGGCGTCAAAGCAGATGGTTCGTTTGGTCCAGGAACAGCAAAAGCAGTTAAAGACTTTCAAAAAAAGTCTGGACTTCCAGCAACAGGAATTGTTGATCAAGCAACTCTAAGGGCACTAAAGGCTAAATAATATGCCAGCATACGAATATACATGTAGTGGTGATTGCGAAAACACTATTGTTAAAGTTCGTAGTATTAAAGAAGACGATCCAGGGTATGAGTGTGAAACTTGCACTCTACCACTGGTTCGTGTATACTCTAATTTCGGGGTAGTTTTAAATGGTCCAGGGTTTTATTCAACTGATAACAGAAAGTAGCGGTATACTATGAAAATGATGATTAAAGAAGAAGCAGAAGTTACACGAGAGTGGACTCTTAAGGCGACAGATAGATGCGATTCTTGTGCTGCAGAGGCTTTAGTTAGGGTAACTGGTATTAATGGTGAACTAATGTTTTGTGGTCACCACTATAACAAAGTGATGGACAATCCAGAGGGATATAAAAAAATGATGGCATTTGCTCTTACAATTCTTGATGAGAGAGATAAACTAGTTCAAAACAAAGAAAAGGAAAAGACTACTAATGTTTGAGTATTATGTAAAGAAAGTAACAAAGATCGTTGATGGAGATACCATTGATGTTGATATTGATTTAGGTTTTGATATTTCTTTTAGTTCAAGAGTAAGACTTGCTGGTATTGATACACCAGAATCTCGCACTACAGACAAGGCTGAAAAGGCTCTTGGTCTTGAGTCTAAAGAATACCTGAGTAAGCACCTTAAGGATGCAAAGTCTGTTGTCATTAAGACTGAAAAAATGAATTCATCTGAAAAGTTTGGTCGTATTCTTGGCTGGCTTTATGTAAATGGAGACACGGAGTCTGTTAATGATAAGATGATCAATGATGGGTATGCTTGGGGCTATATGGGAGAGACTAAGGTTAAAGACTTTGAAGCATTAGCAAAAGCACGTAAGGCGTCAGGTGTATGAGACACGTACAGTACTTTACTGCTGAATGGTGTAACCCTTGTAAACAAATAAGGCCTATGGTGAACGAACTGGAAAAAGATGGATTAGTTAAGTTTCAGATAATTGATGCTGATGACAACCTAGATCTATGCAGAAAAATGGGTATACAAGGGGTGACAACCTTTATTATAATGGAAGACGGCAAAG